ATATGCTCTTCTAGGAATTTTAAATTGTTTTACCCAGTCTTTATCTTTTATAAGTCCTACATTTTTACCCCAGGCACGAAGTAAACTTTCCTCCGGTCCTATAAGTTGTTGATGTGCTTTAGATGCACGCAGTAAATCTTGTGGGTCCATAAGTAAAGAAAATGAACCAGTTGCTTGTGACAATAAATGCATAGTAGGAACTGCTTCATAAATGTATCGTTCTAAATCTGATTTATTAAAATCTTTTATACCTGCTCTTTTGTAATATTCTTCTATATCCTTTATTAATGTTTTATATCGTTTTTTAATTTTAGTTCCGTTAAAAGCAAGAGAACCAGCTGTACCACTAAAAAAACTTCTTAACTCTTCCATTTGTGCAGAAAAATTTTCTTGTTGTTTTACTATCTCTTCTACATCAAACTTTAAGTTAGGGTTTTTATCTATAATACTTCCAGCAATATCCATATTGGCTCTATTTACTAAGTCATCTAATTGTGTTTGGCTACTAGCTTGTAGTCCTTCACGAATATATGCACCTCTTGTCTTTGGGTCTACAAATGCAGCTTTAAGCATATTGTCTATATTCTTAACACTGTTATCTAGTTCTGTAACCATTACCATTGTTTCCGGTCTAAGTGCTAATGCTCTCTGCATATGTTTAGGTAATCCTAACTTTAATTGTTGTGATGCACCTAGTAATCCTCTTACTGGATTATCCGTACCTAATGCAAGTAATTTTCTAAATGGTGCTACTTCTGTAGTTGCACCTGTAATTACTTTGTTCATATAATTAAAAAACTCACCATAAGCAGTAGGTTTATAAGGCAATACTTTTAACCCTAAGTTCTTATTGCTTTCGGTCAGTTGTCTAACATTATCTAGTTCTATTTTTTTATTAGCCGGTAAATATTCTTTTATGATGTTAAACATATCATCATAGTTTTGGTCTGTTAATCTTCCTGCTTTAGATACTGTTTCTAGTATTTGTTTAATCTGCAATGGGTCATCTACTTCATTAAGAACTTGCAACACTGATACCGGTAATCTATCAAACTCTTTTATATCTCGTAAAAAAGCTAGTCCTTCATCTCCGGATAAATCAGCTAACGCTCTTGTAAATTTCATACCCCATTCAGTAGTTAATACTTCATCTGCTGTTTTACCATAAAACAATGCTCTGTTTTCTTTACCTGTTTTACCTGGTAAGAAACCTTTCCAAAACTGTGCATTCTTATAAGCAGGAGTTCCAAGTCTTGTTGCAGCTTTGTTAGCATCTAACATTGTTCTCATTGCAGTTTTAGTTCCAGCACCATACATAAGTGCTAAGTTCATAGGGTCAGCGGCTACTCTAAATACACCATCAATAAGTCCGGATATAACACTGTATCCTGTGCTTCCTGGATTAGTCATTGTAGATGCAATAACTCTTCCTGGAGATATATTTATTTTTTCTCCACGCTTTGTTGTGTATTTAAACCTATCTTCTGCTGCATCAAAAGCATTCGTAATATCTCTACCATAAATAGCTTTAGCTTTGTTATATGCTACTTGTTGGCTTTCACCAGCACGGATAGCATTGAGATACTCTTGTGTTTTAGTTAAATCAACAGAGTTAGGCATAAAGCCATCACCTAGGTTTATAGGATTACCTTTCCTTTTTTCTTGTATGTATCTAGTTAATTCTGTTGGTCCATAAGCATCTCTAGCTTGTCTGTATTTATCACCAACACCATCACCAAGCAATGCATTTAAAACGCCTTGTGTGACTGCACCTCCACCTTCACCTTTATCACCAACAAATATTTCCGGTATTCCAGCTAGTGTTGCAAGTGCAACTGTGCCTGGAACTGATTTACCTTCTGCTTGTGCAGCAACTACAGCTGATTTAAAACCTCTTGATACTGGTTGAAACATACTGTCAAGACCTAACATACCTACTTGAAATGCTCTTTTCAATGGGCCTACTTTTGTAATCGGTTCTATGTTGTACTGTTCTGATAATATCTCTGCAGTTCTCATAGCAGTTGCAAACGCTACTGCATCATCATCTTGTGTACCGCTCATTGCTTGATATGCAGTCATCTTAAATGGAACATTTGGATAAGTTTTACCCATTTCAGTAAAGTTTCTAATCATCTCCTGGCCTTTAGGAGTTTTAGCTATTTTTTGACCTTGCTTGTAAGAATTAACTCTGTTTAAAGTTTCTCTAGCTATAGCCTCGCTTATGTGTGAAGCAGAAAAAAACGATGAACCACGCATTAGGTTGTTTCTGTATCAGCTTGTATTGGGCTCACTTTTTCTACTCTTGGTGCTACAAAAGTATCGTTAGTTAAATATTCAGCAATTATTGGGTCACGAAAATCTTCCATTAATCCTGCCCAATATGCTTCTACATCTAAAGTTGGTTTTCCTGGAATGTTCGCACCTGCTGTTCTTAGGTTATTAGTTATAGGAACATTTTGAAACTTAGTAGGTGCACCTATTGATATAGGTGATGCTGGTTGTCTTATCTGTGTGTTTACTTGGTCTGCTTCGGGTCCAGTAGTTTCTGCACTAAGTCCTGGTGCTAGTCCTTCGTTAATTAATTTACTTTGTCCTGTTGGGTCGCCACTCTTCCTTGGAACATACAAGTCTGCATATCCTGGGTCTGCTTTTAAATCTGTAGCTTGGTCAGCCATTTTCTTGCCTGCTGTTTTACGAACCATATTTTTCATCCTCATCTAATAAAAACTTACTAAGGTTTGTCATAAATTCATTTACGGCTATCATCTCCTCCGGTAATTCTAAATTCATATTTACACGAATAAATACTCCTGGTATTGGTCCAGGCATATGATATTCCACATAATGTGGAGTAAATTCAAAATTTGTTGGATTTTGTTCTATTGTTTTAATCCACTCTCCTGGTTGATTATTCACAATATCATAAAACTGTTTATCTGTTTCAGCCATTGGGTCAAAATCTTTAGGCACCTGGTCCACCTCCTTGTGCAGCAACTTGTGCTAACACTTGTTGTAATCCTGGAGGAGGTCCTTGCGGTTGTTGTTGCGGTCCAGCTGCAAGAGCTTCCTCTTCCGGTGACATTTCATCACCTTCTGCAGTATAGAACTTCTCTAAAATTTTATTTATGTTTTGAGGGTTTTTCTTTATTTCTATTGCAGCCATAGTAGCTTTAGGATTACCTTGTGCTGCTTGGGCCATAAGACTTTCAAACAAAACATTTTCTGCTCTCTCGCTATTAATTCTTTGTTGTATCTGTGTAATGTTATCTAAGCCATCCATATTCTCTTGTAATGTTTGAGTATCAATAATGCCTTGTTGCTTTAACTGCAAACCAGTAATAATTTTTTGTGGTTCATCAAATCCGGCCATAACACCATAAATTCTTCTAGTCTTATACATCTCTGCAATATCATTAGCTGGTGTATATGTTTCTTTGAATGCAGTTCCTTTACGATAACCAGCAATAGGTTTTCTCATATTAGGATACATTGCTTCATCCCACTCTAATCTCTTAATATCAATTTGTTCTAAAGCATTCTTTAGTATTGTTTGATATTCTCTGATATGCAACGATGCTGATTGTCCTAGTTCTTCTAGTCCTCTACCAGTAACAAATGCATTTGGTGATTGACCATCATCACTAACTGGATATGCAGCACCTAATCGTAAATGTCGTTCTAGTCTATCTATCTGTTGGAACAGCTGATAGGGTAGATTATTCGTAGGCTTGCTTACTTGCGAACCAGGAGTTAAGTAATTAACTGCTAATCTTCCTTTCTTATACTGCCCACTTTCTATCTCACCGATGATGTTGGTTTCTGTAAACACAGCATCCTCCATTGCAATGACAGATAGAACATTTATCTTAGCCATATTGGCCATCAGTCCTATCGTGTGATGGAACTGACCTTGCATTTGGTCAAATGCAAACCTTTTGGCTACGACAAATCTTGGTCCCGACTTTAAAGGATTAGGTATAAAATCTATTATCTCCATTTTTTCCGGTAGTAAGATGTATGTTCCATCTTTATCGTAGTATTCTGCAACTACCATACCGGAACCACTTTGGTTGGCCCATCCTTTATCGTATGATGACATATACGCTAATGTTTGATTTTCATTAGGCACATCATCTAAAATCATATTGGCGTGGTTAGGATACATTTCTGCAAGTGATTTATGTGGAACTCTTTGAACTATTGCTAATTCATTAGGTTGTTGTCCATCACCAAAGTATCCAGGGTAACAAAGATATGGGTCTTTTATTTCTGCGTATGGATAAGGAATACCATTAGCATCCTTTTTCTCTTTTAATACCCATACTGCAAAACCATAACCAGGTAACCATCTACCTACTTGTGGTAATTGTAAATCTAAGTTTTGTATTTCATCATAAGCGTGAACTATTCGTTCTAGTTTTTCTGCACGTTTAGATGCTCTCTCGCTATCTTTGTCATTGTAAACATCTACTTTTAAGTCCGGTGCTCTACCAAGTTTTTGTGCAAGTCTATCTAATCCGGATTGCAATAAGTTAGGTGCTGGTATTTGTTGATAATCCATATCACGCATTGATTTACCTAACAATGCTTTTAAGCCATCAGCACCACCATTCATAATATCTCTGATGTTGTCTTTATCAGCTGCAAAATCTGCGTGTTGCTGTCTTAGTTCATATACCCTGTTATATACTTGTTCTGCGTTTTTCATTATCTCCAATTATCTAAGTCCATTGTACTTAGCTCATATCCTCCAAAACTAGGTTCGTATTCTAGTCCCATTGTAGCAAGTCTTTCCTTCTGCATTCTACGAATAGTTTTCATAGGGAACCAACTAGCCATAACTATATCAGTTTTAGTTCCTACACTTCTGCTTTTATTCTGTGCAGAAGAGAAATACACCAACTGACTTTTATATAAGTTTACCTTCTCTTGTGCTTCAAATCCATTATATGGTAGAGAAATTAATTGCTGTTCAAACAATGGTCGCATTGCAGTAACACCATAAATTGGGTCGTGTTTATTAGAGTAGGTTTGTGTTCCTTCTAAGAATATTCCGTGCCTACCTGCAAAATCTTTTATAGATTGGTCTTGTCTAATTGCACGCTGAAATCCGTTCTCTTCAATTACCCAATGTGACAAACTATATTTTTGATACCACTGCTTAATAATATTTAGTGCTTGTGGAATACCTCCACCTAAAGAGTTTTCCATATCTATCATAAAAAGTTTATTTGTTGATTGGTCATATCCCCATAAGAATGCAGCCTGGTATCCAGTTGATGCGGGGTCAAGTCCTGCAATTAATCTTACATTGTGTGGTATGTGTCCAATAGTTCTGTTTTGGTCCCTACACGCATCTATCTCTACGCTATCAAATAAAGCCATACCATCCGGCATTGCTACATTAAGATATACCATTTCGTATATTGCTCTACCACCTGTAGTTTCTGCACCCTTCTTTCGGTCCATTAACCATTTAAAAGTTCTTTTACCAGGCCATAACATACATTCCTGGTGGTGTTCATCATCCCAGTCGGGGAGTGTGCATCCAGTATCGTGTGCTTCTTCTACTATTGTTTTCCAACTCTCGTTATCTAACAAGTGAGAATACAAGTCATCATAATGTTGCCTAGAACCAATTACTACTAAAGCTGTATGTTCCTCTTTACGAGATGACAATGTTGTAGTCCACCAGGTTCTAGTGTTCTCTCTTGATGAAGGTTGCATAGTAGATGAATGGTCCTCTAAGTCATCAGCAATAATGATGTCACAGTCACGAGATAAGATTTTACCACCTCTACCAATACCTACCATAGTAGGTGATTTTATACCGGTTACTGTTCTCGTTCCAACTGTAAATCCGTTTTGTGACCAGGCTTTACCTGCACGGCTGTTAGGTTTAAAACTTTTTCCTGGTGGGCATAAATCCTCTATAAGTTTTTCGTTATTCTCTAACTGGTCAATAACTGAACTTACTGCGTTTTTAGCAATTTCTTCGTTACCACCTACCCATAAGATACGAACATTAGGATTTTTAATTATTAACCATACTGCAAAATGTATTAACAAATCTGTTTTTCCGTGTCGTGGTGGAGATAATATCATCTGCTGGTTGCCGTGTTCTATTGCTTCTAAGATAGACTGTATCCATCTAATGTGGAACTCCGGAGTTTCATAAGGTATGCCTTGTTCAGTTTCAAAGTATCTATCTCTAAATATTTTAAAATCAGCTAATGATTTTTCTGCTTTAGCTGGTAGTGTCCAGTTCTCGGCCTTCTCTTTGGTTTCCATATCTTCTACCCAGGCCGCATATGCATAACTAACTGCTGCTTTAGAACACTGTAGTATTTCAGCAGCATCTTGTTTTGTTATTTCTTTTTTAAGAATTAATGGTCCTAAATCTTTTTCTATTAGTTTTTCATAGACTTCACCTCTACGCTTTTGTGTATCCGGTGTAGCTACTGGTTTACCATCGTGTTCCGGTTCATAGACTGCACCTTGTTTTTCTGCATAGAATTTTTTATTAAAATAACTCCTGGAACATTTATCACTACAAAATTTTCTTTTAGGGGGTTTTAATACTGTATGACATCCCTGTGCGAAACAAACTTTTACTTTACTCATTTTCTATAATTCCCACACTGCTTGTTTAAACAAACTACTTTAAGCCCTTCATCCCTGGTTATATTCATTGGTAGCCCACAACGGGGGCAGTTAATATCCAATTTACTGTCTTGATGCCCAAGTGTTATCAACCCAGTTAGGATAAGGCCTTCCAGCTTTTTTAGCTCTAGCTTTAGCTTTACTCTTTTGTGAAGAAGTTAGCTTACTAGATTTATTTTTTGGATTAGGTTTATCCCAAGGTGCTTTAGCGTTTCTACCTCCCATAATTACCACATCTTACAAGACCAGTATCTAGGCGTAGTCTTGTCTTTAGCTGTATCGCATTTATGTCTAGCACGAAACGATTTTCTTGCTTCCGGGTTATCTTTACGAATTTCCATATTTGGGTCACCGAACATAACCTTCTTAACCTTGTCACCATCTTTAACATACACTTTAAATTTTTTACGACCATCTCCTGGTTCACCTTTACCTATTCGTGAAGGTTTATTTAATGTGACACTTTTTCCTTGATATTCCGGCATTATTTTTTCTTTTTCTTTTTAGCTGCTTTTTTCTTAGTAGCTTTTTTCATACCGGTTGGATATCCAATTCCTTTAGGCATACATCCTCCTTTTAATTCATAATAGCACAAAACCTCCCGAAGGAGGTTTAGTGACCTTACAAAGTGTCCAACTTTGTTGCGAGAAGGCAGTTGTGTCTTTAGTTAAAAGTCCTCACACCTTCTCTGTGAAAGAAAAAAGAAATAATCAATCTCACTAAACTCAACAACAGAGCTGTCATATCTGTAAAGAGAAACGCTATTTTCTTTATTTCAACTGTATCCTTATACAGTACCTAGAAACTTTTTCTAGGCAGATTTATTAT